AGCTAACTTCAACACTTGAATCAGTGTGGTGGCATACCCGTTCTCAAAATTTCCATTAGCATCAGAGTCAATCTCTGTCCATACTAAATTCCCAGAGTTGTCACGAATGCGACCGTAAGTTCTCATACTACTCCCCCTGTGTTAGATCCGCCAGCTTGAACTCCGCTATGTTCGTGAGCCAGATAAGCCTGTCCATTGATCGTTAGGGTTCCCACGATTGAGACTCCACTGGGTGTTACTGTCACTGAGCTAGATCCACAGACCAGAGATACGGTATTCTGTCCGGTAATCACTACTCCATTCGGAGTAAGAACAATCGTCGAATAAGATCCGGTATCTCGTAGAACTACTCCATTCGGCCCATAAATGGTTACGGCGTTTGGATCGACCGTTGACCACTTAGTGCTTCCTATGGGCAGGAATACCAGGGCAGTCAGATTCCCGGGTTCACTCAGATCGGCGATACCCGTTCCCAGTCCACTCATTGCTCGAAGACTGGCATCGGCCGGAATCGCGAATCCCTTATCCCCTACTTGAATGGGATAGCGGATATACTCCGGACCAAACAAAGGAATCGTGACACGAGGCAGTGTCAGGGCTCCAGCATCGATCTCGAACTTAACCGTCACGATCCCACTGCTAACCACTGATACCACAGAACAGGGGTAGGCTCTTCCTGACGTTTGGAAGGCGCTACCTACCTTTCGATCAGTATGATAATTCAGTGACTGAAAGAGCGGGACTTTTTGGTCAATGGATGACATTATTGTGACGGTAAATTATAGGCTTGTACGACGGTTACCCAGTTGCCTGCACCCGGGGATCGAAAGTCACCCAGATGTCTCACTGTTTGAACTGTGAATATCCCCTGAAAGACAGTGGTGTTCTTAAACTGAGAGTAAGAAGCTGGTAAAGTTAAGACCAATCCTCGTTTTCCAGGAGGGGGCATCTGAATAGAAGAGCCCACCTTAATATCATTTCGCATTACTGTCTTGAACACAATCGTCTGGGGGTTTATCCAGGTCGGTTGCCCAATGAAATCATTGAAGTCAATTTGTATTATCTGGGACTTCGGCGGATTCTTATTCAACCAGTTATCGTATACATAGATGATATTGTCTATGTAAGCAATCTGGATTCCCGCGTAGTTAGTCCCGCCAAGGATACTCTTGCTCTTCTGATTCAGGTAAGCTGCGAAATCCTGCAGTGTCAAATGCTGAACCGTCAGAGTCTCAGGTGCTACCAGATTCGGTGAGATATTTACATTGACTGTCTGCACATAAGGAAATACATTTTGCAATGTGCTGAGAATTACCGTACTCAACAACGAATTATTCGGACAGACGAATGAGAAGTTATATGGATCTTCTAAACTTCCCGCAGTCTGGACCATAATGAGATCCAGTGTCTGCGAAGTTCCCTGCCAATTTCCCAGGGCCTGTTGAATCCTGGATTTCATCAGAATTCCATACTGCTTAGGATTTGCTAGGGGCAGTCCCTTAGCCATTCCACCGGAAATCTGGATGTTGCAATATGAAGTCCCATCAGGACTCGGATTAAACTGTGAAGCAGCCTGTAGCAATGACAGTCCCACATTATGAACCGTCAGAGCCGCTCCAGTTCCCCCCATCGGGGAGTTATAAGGAGAGGTCGGAAGATCCAGACTAACGTTCAGTGCTCCAGGAACCGTATTGCCATTCGGGTCAGTACTAGTGAAGCTTCCGTTGAAGATTGTCTTTCCACCGGAGACCACTACTTTAGGAGTTCCATTAGGATGCTGTGGATCTACCTGAGAGATCAGGATTTCATAGCGTCTCACGGAGAAATCTCGAATTGGTTCATGGATGTACGATAAACTAACTTGCTAACGAAATATCCGGCAGTCAATGAAATATCATACCCAAGAGGAGAACCAATCAAAGGCAGACAAACTATCAATGAATTGTTCACATCATAGATATTGACATAGTACCGTTGACCGTAAACATTCCAGTTCACGATCACATTGTAGATCGCCCCATCCAGAGTAGCCTGGAATTGGAAGTTCGTGTTATTAGCCGGATTAAAGCTAATGACATTCGTCTGGGTGATCGCGGACGGCTGATTGAGGCTATAGCTAGATGCTGCTCCCTGGGTATTATTCAGGCCTCCATATAGAGGAGAAGCAACCGAATTCGGGTTATTAACCGTGCTGCCAATTGTACTCCACAGGTCACTCATGCTGGCAGACCTCCCTGGATCGTACTCATCAGAGCACTCAAGGTGTTCTGCGGTCCTTGAGCTACCAGGGGCTGCATGAAATCAAACTGCCAGGCATTCTGTGGTTGCTGGCTGTCTGGACGGGATACATCAGTTAAGTTCATCAACAGACAGTTCAGATAAACATAAGACGGGGTAGCCACAATGTAAGTGCCACCTGCCTGGTTATGAGCATCCAATGCTGCCTTCAACGCCGTGAAGGTAATCATCTTCGAGATATAACCACCATTCGCATTTGCTGGGCAGTTCATCAGCATCGAAATTCTCAGGGGCTTAGCGATGATCGCATTAGCCGCTTCGTACTGATTCGCGAAAGGATACATAGCCACATCGTTGTCTATCAGAGTGGCTCCCGGCAGTGGACGAAAATGGCCGAAGAAGTTATTTAGATTGAGTGGATTATTTCCATTCAATAAGCTGAACCCAAAATTCGCTGCCTCAGTGACTGCGATAATGGGCAACAGGCTTCCTGGCACATTACTAGCCAATCCATTCGACAGAATGATCGGGGATATCTCATAAGCCAGCTGATAAATTGCTTGCCCGAGGTTCATTGGGCCACCACAGAGTTGTAATGTCCACCAGCCATCAACAGATTAAAGCTGGGATCAATTCCAGAATCTTTGTTGTACAGGATGTTCAAGGTCATGGGAGCCGGATTGAAAGGGGCAGGAGTATTGTTCGACTGCTTCTGGATATAGTTGCTAGTTTCCGTCGGCAGATGTTTCTTCCAATCACCGCTGTATTGTTTGATGATCTTGTCGAGATTTCCTTCTCCGTAGTTATAAGCAGCCAGGGCTTTCTCAGCATCTCCCTTGTAATAATGGAGTAGACCTTTCAGTTTTACAGCAGTACCGGTGGCTGATTGTTGAAGATTGAAAGGATCTTCCACATGGAAAGCTTCCATCGTCTTCGGCAACATGCCCATGTGACCCCAGGCACCCGCAGGAGAATGCATCCAGTTAGGATCACCACGATTAGATTCCTTCTTCCAGATTCCCGACAGCATTCCGCCAGGAAGTCCGTATTGCTTTTCGGTCATTGCTAGGAATTGCTCATCCTCGGCAGTGGCCTTATGAGGATGCATCTTGTAGTAAGCCAGACGATCATTGAGAATGTCCTCAGTAACGGGGACCTTTCCTTTCTCGATCGCTTCCAGAGTGGGATGAGGTTCTGGAGAGATGAGACCGAGTCTCATTGCTACCCGCCAGGCAGCGTCGGCCATTTGACCAACCTTCTTAGCGAAATCTTCTGTAGCCGTCAGGAAGTCACTAACTTTCTTCTGGAAGGCTTCAGGATCGAATGACTCAGCAAAGTTTTGTATCTTGGCCCCGAGTCCAGAAATCCATTCCTTCAACTTAGGGCTGGATAAGAAAGCCCTCACGGCACCTGAGAAAGAATCTGAGAGTGCTTCGATTGGCTTGACTAATCCTGTGAGTCCCTCAATGAGAACTGTCTTGATCTTAACGCCAGATTCTGCCAGCTTGACATCCAGATCTTGCCACTTGCGTTGAACGTCGTCTTGGAGTTTGAAGATTGCCTGATCCTGCCGATACTTCTTTTCGGCATTGGCTATTTCTTCCTTGGTGAGAGAAGCATAACGACGAGCGTCTTCCACAGAGATGCCGAGTTGAGTGAGCCCTGTGGCTTCCAGTCGTTGCTGGGCAGTGGCTGCAGGACCGGCCTTATAGATATTGGCCGCTTTCTGGAGGATTTGAGGAAGAAGTTGTGCGGCACTCTGATTGGGGTTCATTCCCGTGAAGGCCCACTGCTTCGTCACATCAGTCTGGGCGGCCGCGATGTTGCTGAGTAGGGAGTGGACATCAGTATAGCGGGAAAATTGCACCTCAGCGGCTTTTAGCTCACCTGCTGAGACCCCTAAACCCTGGGCTCGTCTCCGGGTATCACTAACAGAGGACGCTAGGGCTCCGATTCCGAATAACCCACCTCCTACACCCAGAAGTCCCCCAGCCAGGCCAAAACCAGCCCATTTGGCCAAATTCAGGGTAGCTGAAGCGATACTTCCCGCGATCTTAGCAGTGGTCTTCCCCACAGAGGTCATTGTGCGATCGGCAGCCTTCAGAGCGACTCCGATTTTCTGGGAAGCAGTCTCAGCATTGTGAAACTGTTTGGATACTTTCTCGATGCTCTTCGTGAGATGATCGACGGGAGAGAGGACTTTCTTTACGCCACTGCCGATAGCTCCCCACCCATCATTCAGTTTCTTGATTTTCTGACTGTGAGAGTCAACAGACTTCTGGTACTTCTCGAAGAGAGCGACAAACGCCTGGAACTGTGCGCTATTTACATCAATGTCGATAATTGACTTAGCCATTTCGGAGTGCTCTCAGTAAGTACCGTTGTCGAAACTCGTGTGCTGAACTTTTACATTCAATATCTATATCTTCAAAGAATTCCATGAACCCCTCACCGGCTAGATAATCTAGGCAGCCACTGACGAGATGGTCTCCGTCGCGCCAGTATTCTCTTCCTCGGTCGAGGTCTTCAAGGAAGTTGTATATTCCATAAAGTCTAACGACGTAGTTTGCGAATTCCAGAGGCCATTGACGGTTTCCATGATTCCCTCGATCTGTGCCCTCTTGTTCATCATGGAAACGCAAGTAAAAAAGATGATCTCTCCCTCGATCTCAGCTAAAGTCTCAGAATCGATAATCTCTTTTGAAATGGCATTGTACAGAGGCAGGGTTTTCCAACCTTGATCACCCGGAATGGCTACATTCGTCAAACGAATGATTTCATTCATTAGACCTTTCCGAACTCCGGTGTCTCCCTCCCACACTCCGAGATCTTCTGCCGTTTGTTTCAGCATTAGATATGCGATCCGAGGACCAGCAAGAGCCCCAAGACCCTGTGAGAAGATTGCTGCGAAGGTTTTGGAAATAACCAGGAAGTATTGCTCGAAGACATCCCGAGAGATAGGAGTCGAGTGGACGAAAATCTGTCCACCCTTCTCGTAATCAATCGGAATGACCAGGTTTAGTGCTTTGTTGATTCTCATCTATCCTCTCCTACTAGATGAACTGCTTAAAGGCCCCAGAGAGCCGAGTTTACCGAGTAGATACCGGTGAGGGTAACCACGAAGCCCGGGACATTGCCGTCAAAGGTGACATCACGAACACCCTTCAGCACGCAGTTGGTGAGTTGATAATCTGACAGAGCAGGAGAATCGGGAATAACGCTGATGTCCCCCACATTGACATTGGTCTCGATTTGCGTCTTGTAAATATCAGCAAGAGCCTGACTCTTGACCAGGTTGATTGTGACATTAGCCATCTGATACGGCTCAGGAGAAGTCACGCCTCCAGTCAGGGTGGGGATGAGCATACCAGCATCGCCTTCAAAAGCGATACTGATAGCTTCCTTCGCCAGATAGGGAGCAGTGACATTCAGTGAGTGATTGCTGGCATAGACCACACTACCGCGCAGCCGATTCAGTGTACCTTGATTGATCAGGGGATTTCCAGCCATGATCTGTTCTCCTTTATACGAGTGCGAACGAAGAGACGTTCACGTTGAAAATGATCTGGATGAATCCACGAGCCGGGGTATAAGTGACAGACAATCCAGCATACTTGCCAATCGCATAATCGCTGGGATTATCCGTGACATAAGTATTGAAGGGAACTGCTTGTACTGCCACCGGAGCCAGTACCAGTCCAAAGGCGATACCGGAGTTCATGGTGCCCTGTGCTACCTTCTGCAGAGTATTGATACCCGCCTGGTTGTAGTACAACGGATTGATCGGGTTGTTCGAACCGTTGATGATAGCGTTCGAGATGTCCAGATTGATGTTGATCTGTACCCAGTCCACCGAATACCAGTAAGTGAAGTCATTACCGTCAGCAGTAACGCCCCACAGAACCAGGGTATTGCTGATGCCGCCTTCTGCACCGGTTCCAACATAATTACAGTTGGCCGTCTTCAGTTGCTGTTGAACGGTTTGACTTCCGGTGAATGCCGTTACTCCAACCAGGTACTGGAAGGCCATCGGAGCGACCTTGTTTGTATCGCTCGGATTATAGTTCAAGGCATTCCAGAACATCGCGGCCAGACTGAACTCGGTCACGGGAGCGGAAGCATCCTCAACCATCATTACCACGGACTTGGTATTCGTCCAATTGGTATAGTTGGCCAAGGTTACCGTCACCCAGAAGTAGGTCTGAGCAGTGGTGGCGTCGAAGTTCTTCGCCATGGTGATGGCTGTCGGCTCACTGCTCCAGGTTTCAGGAAGCAGATAACCATAGAACCGAACAGTCGGATTGTTGATGTAAGCTGTGAGAGCGGTAACGCCCTGAGCGGTCGTACCAACGCCCAGCTCCAGCACATAGACTGAATTCTGAGTCCCTTGTGCGAAGAAGGTAGTGGCCATTGCCACCAGTTCAGAGATATCCTCCAGGGAGAACACTGCCCCGGTGACTGTGGCTGCGCCAGGATTGCTAACCAGAGCATAGGTCAGGGTATTCGTTCCCGTCGAGGTGATCGAGAAGGTACCGTTATATGCTGCAGGGCTAATACCGGCAATCGTACCCAGCAGAATATCGCCAGACGGAATCCCGTGAGGAACCGTCGTGGTGATCGTTACTACGCCAGTAGTCCAAGTGGCTGAAGTAATAGCCACAGAACTAGCCAGAATAGAAGCCAAGTCCGAGAATTGAGTGAGCAGATGCGTACTTCCAGCAGCGAGCGTAGTAGCCCCCTGTGAAACAAACGCACCAGTACGCTGTAACTGACTAGGCGCAGGCGCGATAGTCTGGGTTACATTGACTGTGACGATTTGAGTAGTCATTTAAACTCTCCTTAAGAGTAGCTGACAGCGAGAGTCTGGCCAGTGCCGGGGGTCACTACGATGCCGTGGTTTGTGGGCAAATCGATTTCATACACGCCGACAGTGTTGGGAATGACAGCTACATCATTGGCCGTGGCAGCACCGCCCACAGTAGCAGCATCATTGACCATGCCAGAAGCAGAACCCGCTACGATCACGCTGACTTTCGCCACTCGACCGGCGACATTTTTGACCAGAGTTGCGGCGGTGATGTTCTCAACGATGTTGGTGCCGTTGCCGACGATCAGAACGTTGTTCTTGATAGGAAGATATTGCTGAACCATGGTGAGACTCCTTTGCTGTTTATGTTATGCAGGAACTACATTGTAAGAACAAAACGCCGACTGAATCAACTTCTGTGCAATGTTGTTTACTGTGGTTTGATAGTAACTGATTTCAAAGACAACAGTTTTCTTCATTGCTAAAATGCCGAACTCTGGTTGAGTAACTTTCTCGTCCATTGGAACCGGCATATTCATTATACCCATGTTATCCGTGTTCATGCTGTACTGGAAAACATAATTCATGAAATTCAGAATCTCATTGTTCCGAAGTCCGAACAATGAGAGCTTTACTACATCCTTCACCAGCTGATTAGGATTTGAATTCTTGTCCAGCAGCGGAAAAGCTTGAATGGCCGTCGTTGGATTTATATCCACAGTAGCGTAAGGCGGTGCCAGATTCTGCCCTGCCAGATACGACGGATACAGATTGAAGTACTGATTCAAACTGAGCCAGATGGGCAAGCTGTTTGAAACGATAACGCTGCCAGTATCAAATCCAGACATCGTATCGATGAGCTGTGTATCCATAATGGAATACAGAGCATCTCCACGATAATGATACAGGTCCGCTTGTTTGTAGTAGTTATCCCGACGACTGAAAGCGAACTTCAGACCTTGATAAGTTGCTACATACATCAGATTAGGCGTAACCAGGTTGAAATCCTGGATCAGTTCTAATGCCGTGAACAAAATATGGTTATAGGCAGCAGTTCTGTCATCCATCTGATGCACTTCGGTATTGAAGTGAAAGGAGCCCTTAGCCTTCATAATCTTCGATGGCAAACCGGTGCCCGGATTATCGAACTCGCCAAACCCATAGGTCATGGCATTGTAAATCGCTGAGTCATTCAGCAGTGAAGCATTCACCCAGAAGACATAACCGTCCAGAGGCAGAATCAACTTCACATACAGCGTGAAGATTACTTCCTCGTTTGCTGAGAGGGTATTGACTCCCTCAGCCAGCCCAGAGGCTAGTTGAGGTTTTGCACCCGAACTCTCGGTTACTGTGGCCATTAATCAATCCAGCTTTTAAGTGATGCTTCAAACACCCCGGAATAAATAAAGCTAGGTCGCCTA